AAAAAATAAATAAAAAAACAATACAACACCGCTCCGTTTCGCTGTACGCCACTCGTCGCTTCACTTTCTGTCGCCTTGTCGTACTCTGCCTTTTCAAGCCTTCTCAAACTTGCTTGCTATCACCATACCCCCCTACCCACTCACTGCCGTGAGAGAGAGAATTGCAAAGGCTTTGCTTTCAATAAGATGCAAGGCAGGGCACTATCTCTCACGATGAGCGATTGCAGCGTTTGCAACGTCTCGTGTATAACACAAAATGCGGGCAGAACTTCGTTCTTAGCAACGCCCCGGCGGAGTTGGGTGACTGATAAACAGCATCACGTTCATCGCTCACTGGATTGTGCTTCGGTTTGACAACGTATAGAAAACGAGCGGACCGCGCGCGTCCTACGTATGCGTCAATAGCAGCGAAGACTTCGCGCATGACAGCACGTTTGGCCCGTTCCAAGAGTTTAAGTTTGTTCATTTTTTGCCCTTTCAGGGTTTGTGATAACACGCGACAATTTGTAGCAATTCCAAGATGAGCAGTCACAAGTGAAGCTGATACCGTGCTCAACACTACAAATGACAAGAGTTGCGTGTTGTCCACAACCAGGACAGATGAACCCATTGAGTATTGGCATTTGACCCCCAATTTGTTGTTGTAAGACGTAGCGTCTTGTAAGTGGCAGGGCCGTTGTTAACGTTAGCTCGCACTCTTGAGAAGTTCGAGCAATTCGGCCACACGCTCCGTGTTGCCTGTTCGCACCGCAGTCTTGAGTTCGTCGTTGAACACCTTGGTAGCGACGTATGTATCGCTGGACTTCCAAGCGTTGCGCGTTGCAACGATTCCTTTGCTAACCATCTCAGACGCCCAAAAGCACGCGTCTTTAATGAGTCGTTTCCCCGCCTTTCCACGACGCTTGTTAGAGTCGTCGATGAAAGAGTCGAGGATAGCGCGGGTCGCCGGTTCAAGCTGGATACCGCCGTTGACTTTCAACGTGGCGTTCTCCTGCTTGAGCACCGCGACCTCGTCAGCCAGGTTGTTGCACTCCAACTCAAGTTCTTGGATTGACTGTTGGTCAGGCGTCAACCGTTCCACGGTCTCGGCTACTGCTGTATTTCCGTTGTCGTCTCTGTTCATGGCATTGACCTCCATTTGTTAGATGCTCGGTTGGGCTATTCGCCCTACCGATAGGTTGGCCACTGCCACTTGCGAGACGCTACGTTCTAAGGCAGGTTCCCCACCATTACAGGGTATCTCCTGGTGCTGGCAGATTCGTCAAGTCGGTCGCCCGACCGTTGCATCACGGCTAGTTCTCATCCCGCTGATGATGCATTCTGCGGAAGTGGTTGTCTCTCCACTTGCCCTTCACTAGTAATGTCGGGGATTTTTACCTTTGGGGGGACCCCATGCCCTAAAAAAAGGTTTTGGCGCGAGCGAGCGAGAGCCTGCACGAATAATTTTTTGTACTTTTCTACTATCTTCTGTACATCTATCTTCTGTACATCCATTTCACCTTCGGTGTGGTCACTTCCCGGTGGGTGCAGTTCAAGGCTTAAATTAGAAAGACAGCGAAGCTGTAGGCCAACAAAGTAGATGCTTCGCATTGCTTCGCAATTCGTCGCCTTCGGCCTAGCTTCGCTATATTAAAGGAGTTAGAGACTTCGCTTAGTGTAGCTAACTTGACACGCGCCTCGCGCCTATGCTATGCTGTGGCAAAGCGGATACCCGTCTATCTAACGACTATGCAGCAATACGCGACATGATTGTTGTAGAGTGAGTCTTCAGCTTCGCTGTAAGATTAAGGATAGACGGGTATCTTGGTGGGACTTCGTTTAAGCAGTGAGGTAACGAAGCTATGGCAATAAACAAAAAGAAAACCTTGATAGGTGCAGGCACAGGCGCAGCCAAGGGGTTCGCGACTGGAGGACCAGTCGGAGCATTGGTAGGTGGAGGACTAGGTCTAGCCAAAGGTCTTCTTGGTGGCGGCGGCGAGCAGCCGAGCACAGTTGTTCCAGGTACCAAAAGCGAAGCTCCACCAAGCCCGTTGCCTCCTTACGCCATGCCTTCGGCATCGTTTGATATTGACAAACAGAACCGCAAACTTCGTATGAACAATATTTTTGGCCTATAGCTTCGCTACACTGTAGAGGAGAATCAACGAAGTTGGACCCACAAATCCACAAAGTCTTCTTGAAGATGCACCAGATAGCACGGTTTCGCGTGCGTGCACACAAAGACGCAGCTATTGCACAGCACTTCGGCCTAAGCCTGGGGGGCTTCGCCCGTATTGTTGGCACCCCTGAATATAAAGAGATAGAAGCCTCCGTCTTGGAGGCTGTGCTTGGTAGGCTCGATGCCAGCGCCAGCGACGATGTAATGAAACTACGTCAACAGTTTTCTGCTGGCCTACCGGCTGCGTGCCAAGCACTCATTGATACAGTTAAGCAAGACAAAGACCTACGAGCGAAGCTCGACGCCGCAAGGGAACTTCTTGACCGTGATCCAAACAGGACTTTGTCAAAAGATGGTGGGGCCTCGGCTACGCCAGGCCAACGGCCTCTACCAACTGACGTCTTGGCACAATTAAACAAGGACAATGCAACAGTCGTGGACGACTTCTCGCGTGCAGCCACAGTTAGTAAAGGTATAAACTAGTGAAGCTAGGAGGTCTAGATGTCTGACTTTAGTGGCGCAGCCGGTATGCTTCGCAAGAAGCCACAGTCGGAGACTGACCCATTAGCAGGGCTACAAAGTCAACGAGGTGGGGCCGCAGGAGCAGCGGTGGCTCAGACGCGAGAAGCGTCTCATGCGAAGCAGGCAGACATTGAAGGTCGTATGGCGAAAGCCTACAAAGCTGGTGGAACTGGCGAAACTGAGCAACAAGAGTTGCAGAGTCTCATGTTTCAGCGCACTGAGCCTCAGCGACGCACTCAACGCAGAGTACCCTGGAGTGGTAGATAAGGACTGAGTTGTCAGCAATTCTCACAACTGAGCCAATTATAAACCAACCTCTGGCTCGCGTCTATAATTATAAAATTCTCCCAACAGCAGGCCGTAGCGAAGCTGAAGCTCAACGATTGCATCGTCTAAATGGCCTTGGTTCGTTGTTCTATTTTGTTAAAGTCGCCCTCAGGCGAAAACGCCTAACGTCTACTCTGCACCTGCCATTTGCACGTTCGCTAGAGCGTGATCGGCTCAAAGACGTTATCGCCTTTCCTCGCGACCATTTTAAGAGCACTTTGTGCTCTGAGGGCTTACCGATGTGGTGGGCGTTGCCGTTCGGAGCACAGGAAGAAGACGACTTAACGAAGTTGGGCTACGGCCCTGAGTTTATTAGATTTATGCATAGGGTTCATAATCCTAATACACGAACGTTGCTAGTCTCTGAGAACCAAACGAACGCCTCGAAACTCGGTTCGCGTATAAGTTGGCACTTCTTGTCTAATGCCGTATATCGCACTCTCTACCCTGAGACCCTTCCAACCACACAAGAGGTTTGGAATACTTTGAGTATGCACGTCCGCCGCACTGGAAGCGGTGGAGCGCACGGAGAGGGGACTTTTGATTTTATCGGAGTAGGCGGGGCCTTACAGTCTCGACATTACTTGAGAATGGTCGAGGACGATCTTGTAGGCAGGCGAGCCATCGAATCTCCGTCTGTGATGGAAAAGACGATTGACTATCATCGTCTTTTGGTTGGTGCATTTGAGGCTGACGATGCTAACCACGAGAATGACGAACTTGTCATCGGAAACCGTTGGGGCTACGCTGACCTCGTGACGTGGATCATGGAAAACGAACCGTGGTTCAGATTTGAGATGCACTCCGCCCTCGGAGGATGTTGTGACGAGCACCCATCAGACATACCAATCTTTCCAGAGGAATTCGGCTTTGAAAAACTTGCAAAGTGGAAACGACGCTTAGGCCCCTACCTATTCTCCTGCCAATTCCTAAACAATCCTGTTGCTCCAGAGGACGCTGATTTTCAACTGAGTTGGCTCAAATACTATCGTATTAAGAAGAACGTCAACAACAAAGACAGCATAGAACACGAAGTGTATGATGGGAGAATTACACGAGACCTACCTGTTAGTTTTCTGTCGATTGCAATGGCTGTCGATCCTAACCACAGTGGTAACTCCGCTGGTGGCAGAGCACGGCACGCTATTGTGGTTGTTGGGATTTCGGACACCGGCGACTTTTACCTACTTGACTACTGGGCCAAGCACGCTTCGTATGACGCGCTTTTCGACAATATATACTTGATGGCCCGCAAATGGGGCCTACGTTCCGTTGGAGTCGAGACAATTGCCGCACAGAAGTATATTGCTTACCACATCGAAACACGCAATATGCGTGAAGTGAACCCAGTAAAAATAGTTGATCTCACTGGTGAGGTCGACGCCCCAGACGGCTCTCCGAGTCGAAAGAAAGAGTGGCGCATACGTAGTATGGAGCCGATCTTCTCGCGTGGCAACTTCTGGATTCGACACGACCAACAGGAATTCCTAACTGAGTATCAAACTTTTCCAAAGTGCAGGACTTTCGATATTCTCGACGCAATCGCGTATATGCCTCAACTGCTCAAAGAGCATATCCCATACGAGCGGAGTCAAATGTTGTTGATGAAAAACCGTCGAGGTTTGCGTCAACTTGGTCGGCCTTATTCAATTGAACGGTTTGGAGCTTACGCGGTTCACTAGCTTTGCTAACTAAAACTAGCGAAGCTGTAGTAGCAGCCCCTTGTTTGTGGCAGGAAAATCTAGGTCGGGCGGGATCACACTACTCTCGACTTAGTCCCCTCAGTGGCAAGCAAGGGGCTACTAGTACACAGTTAGGAGTAGACAGGATAGATGACAAACTTTCAGCCCTGCCCCTTGCCACTAGGGGAGGTTTGAGGCGGTGTGCGGGGTAGCGAGGCCGTAGGCCGAGCGTAGGGGCAGAGCCCCTGTCGCTAACAGAAATGGAGGTTTTTAAGTGGACCACAAAGTTGTTTTGAAAGAGCAAAAGAATCAGGATCGCTATGATTGTGTCCACGCGGATTGTTCTTGTGGGTGGCATGGACAGGCTCCAACTGAGCGGGGAGCTGTGTCTATGGGAACTGGACACATGAATTCTCGTGGAGTCAAAAATCAAACAATTGCTCCTCTGAAAAAACTAGTGATGGCACAACCTCCAAACAAGCCTTTATCTTCGGGGAAGACCGCTATGTCTCTTTTAGAGCAACTGAAACTTCTATCGGAGAAGAACAATGCCAAAAAAACTGGAGTCATGCGTCCGCCAGGTGAAAGCACAACAGTTGGGGGGCAAGAAGAGAAAACCAGTTAACCCCTGGGCTGTCTGTGCGGCGAGCACAGGCTTAAAGCCGCACAATGGGACGAAACGGAGTTAACGAAGTTGATTGAACCTGTCAAAATAACGCTTACTGGTGACGGTCTTACAACGTTCAAGGCGTTTCTAAAAGACCGTCTAACTGGTGTGAAAGACGGTCTTAACGAACTTCATACCAACTTGTTGCCTGAATGGAGACGTGTTTATGAAGCACTGCCGTTAGAGCCATCGAAGATGATTCCATTCGAGAATTCTAGTAATTTAGTCATTCCGATTGTTGGTATTCATAGTGACACTCTAAAAGCACGTCTTCTTGCGTCTCTTGTAAAAATTAGTCCGACTTGGGTTGTTAGAGCGCATGGGGATTTTGCTGGACAATCTGAACCGTTGAGTAAGGCTCTTGAGGAGTTCTTGTCTGCTTTAGCTCTTGAACCAGACGAACTTGATTTGTATCGAGTGTATAACGAATGTCTTGACGATGTTATCCACTATGGTACAATGTTTTTGAAGTCACCTTGGGAGAATTTGGTTTCTAGCATTGCTACAAAGGGGGTTAACGGACAACCTCAGTTTGTTACTCAAACAGACTATGATGGCCCAAGACCAGAACGAATTGCTATCGAAGATATGTTTTTGTCTCCAACTGAGAAAACGATAGAGCGTGCTAGTTTTAAGGCACATAGACGAAGACTTGAAAAGTGGGAAATCGAAGACCGTATACTGCGTAAACTTTACGACGAGAAAGAGGCGAAAGCAATACTTTCTTCACCAGACCGCCCCGGTCCTGACAGAGCACAAGCACAACAACAACAGGATTCAGGAATCAAGTCACCATATACTGCATATTCGCAGGAGTGGGACATTTATGAGTGTTGGTTTTGGTATCGTTTTGGGCCTCACAAAGCCAAAGTTGTTGCAACGTACCATCTAAAAACTGACACTCTTCTTCGGGCCTATTACTCGTTTTTACCAGATGATCCGTTTGTTTCTGCTCGTCTCTTGAATCGTGATGGATCGTTCTTTGGTTACGGTTTGTGTTGGTTGCTTGGTGCGTTTCAGGAAGAAATTTCTCTGATGCACAACCAACGTCGTGATGCACAAACTGTAGCTAATACGAAAGTCTGGAGGGTTGACCCGTTCAGCAAATTGCACGACGGTTTCAAAATATACCCAAGTGCAATGTTGCCTGCAAAAAAAGACGAAATTGAGCCGATGTCTCATGGAGAGCCTTCTGGTATTAACATTGAAGAGGAGCGACTTGCACTTGAGTTAGCAGAAAGACGGACTGGTGTTAGTCCACCGCAACAATCTTATGGCTCTGGCTCGTTCTCAAAACGTGGAGTTTACTCTGCTACTGGAACGTTGTCAATGTTGCAAGAGGGCAACAATCGTACTGATATGTCTGTCGGAGACGTGCGTTATTTTCATACGAAACTTGGTCGCATAGTTGCTCGGCAATATGCGGCTCTTGGTATTAACAGTTCAAAGTTTGAACAGTTCGGACAGCAATCAGAGAACATAAAAACTGCACTGCAAAACGTTCTTAACAAATCAATGTTTCTGCCTATTTCTTCTCCGACTGCATCTATTAACCGTGAAGTCGAAAAACAAAGTGACGTTATGATGGTTGGTATGATGACACGTCATTATCAAACTGTCACAACCATGTTGATCCAAATACAGCAAATGCAAGTTCCTCCCAATGTTAAGGACTACATGGTTAAGACGATGCACGCGATGAACCGTTTGATGAGAACGGTTCTGAAACATTTCGACTATGACGATCCAGAAGCGTATGCACCGGAGGTGCTTAGTGGACCAGAACAACCCCAAACAGAACAACCAGAAGGTTTTGAATCCACTGCTACTCCACAAGCTGGAGGTTCTCCGATGGCTGGAGCAAACGGAGGCACGACACTTTCTGGACTACCTGGAATTGGTACAGGAGTACAATAACCAGACTCTTCGGATCGCTGACGAACCTCAAAAAATTCACAGAGCACAAGGTGCTCTGGAGATTGTTGAGACAATTCTTCGTATCAAAGAAATGTTGACGGACTCTATAAAAAGAGAACAAGAGGACTTAAAAAAGAGACCTAATGAGCCAGTGAACACGAACGTTCAGATCAAGAACGCTCAGATAAGACCAGTACATAGCTATTAGGAGGCTTACGATGTGGGGAACAAAGAAGGCGAGTGAGTTGTTGGAACAAATCAAGGGAAAGTCTTCTGAGCAGATTCAACAAGAGCTGGACCAAAGAACTCATGACCAGGACGAACTAACTCGTTTGAGAACTGAAGCTCAGACGAAAACTGTTCAGGAACAGGCTCGTCAGACAGAGCTTGACTCGACAAAGAGTGAGCTTCAACAAGCAAAAGAGCGTTTGGCTACTCTCGAACGTGGACCTCAGCCAAACGGCAACGAACCGAAGGCTCCAACAAGTATCTTCGTTGATGAAGATAAAGCTCTTAACGAACGTATGGGGCCTCTGATTCAAGCGACATTTGAAAACTCGGCAAGGATGGCTCGTATTATTTCTGAAGACAGACTTAGGAGTGATTCAAGAGAGGGGCCAGTTTTCAAAAAATACTACAAAGAATATGAGGAACTTGTCAATAAACTCTCCCTTCCTCAACGGACCATTGAGGCGTCCTATGACAACGTTTTTGCAATTGTGAAAGGACGTCATTTCCATGAAATTCGTGAGGAAGCTCTTAAAGGAAACGACGCCTTCTTTGTTGAGAGTCCTGGTGGTTCTCTTCAAAAACCGAAAGACAGAGAAGAGAAACTCACAGACCTTGAACTTAACGCTGCTCAAAAAATGGGTGTAAGCCCTGAGCAGTACTTGAAGTCCAAAAAAGAATTCACCTTTGTGGGGGTATAACATGGCAGAAACTCCAAGTGGACCAGCACTTACATCGGCAAATTTGCAA